ACGGACTGTAGATATCTAGCTATGGCGATCCTGGGGCACCGGGCTGTTGGCACACTGTACTTGGAGCCACTAAGTTTGGTTGGGTGGGTTTGATGTGATACAAGCCACCGGGGAAGGGATTTAATTTATTATTATTATTTGAAAATGATGATTTAAAGTTGTTTTGGGAGATTACTTCTTGAGGTATTCTCGGATCTCGGCGCAGCCAGAGGACTGGGGGCGCACGATGACGCAACCGCGACCGGCGGTGTCAAAGTGCACATCCTTGTCGGCTGGAACGGAAGGCCGTGGCGTGTCGGGACGGGAGCGGGAGCGCCTGCGTTCATTGAGAACAGCAAGGCGAGAGGCAAACAACGCGTCGTGGCGTTTGCGGTAGTGCTCCAAGCTCTCAACCTGCTTATGCTCAGCACGCGCAGCGTTAGCAAGAGCAGGCGAGAGAGCAGCCAGCCAATTGATAGCCAGCGAAGCTCCTTTCCCGAGAATGGCCTTCCCAATGACACCACGATAGTCATTGTAGAAACCGATCACGTTACCGGCAACAAGATTAACAACCCATTGGGCGTTGTTCTCAGTCCAGTTCTCAGCCAGGACACCCGCACCGGCGCCGGGCAAGGCGGTGGAGTTGTTGATGGTGTCAAAGAGCGCCCCGGCAGAGGCACCCACACTCTCACGAAAAGTGAGGATGGAATTCACCTGCAACTCAGAAGGGTCGAGAGGGCTCTTCTCGTCTTCTTCAGTCCCAACATCCATGGCGACCTTTAAGGCATAGACACCGTCACGGAGGATCTTGATCCCCTCAATGACAGCGTCCCACTTCCCAAGCCCAAGGGTATCGATAACGGGTTCGGCGTCCGCTGGGCGTGGAGAGTTGAAAGGATCGTCTGTAACCTGGCCATCAGCGTTGCCATCAAGAACTTCGATGCGCTCCTTGGTCTGATACTGGGTCATAGCTGTTTCACCGGTACCAGTTCCAATAGCGGGACGGGTGGTGTTCGGCACCATGAATTTGAACCGGTAGTGAACCCAGAGCTCACCGACGGTTAAACCATCAGGCGCTCCAGGAAGAGTAGGGTTCATCAAGGTGTGGATGGTCCCAGCATCGTACAACGTGATGTCACCGCTGGGGACGGTGTCATCGGTTCGGATGAAAAGTCGTTGTCCGGGAGCACGCCGCATGACGGCGGGTGGAACGCTCATGCGACACTGTCGGTCCCACAGAATGGTACTCTGTACACCGCTCTGGTTGCTGAAGTCGGCGACGTCCTCGGCGGGAGCGTCCTTAGCATCAGAATCGAAGTACATGTAGAACTTTCCAGACATAGAAGTCGAGACGGCGGTCTCGAATTCGAAGACCATGCTCTCAATAGAGTAGAACTCATAGTTGGAAGCGTTCTTGGAAATCCACTTGAAGGCACTCAAGCCAGGGTTGATGGGAGTGCTGAACTTCAAGGTGGGAGACTTAGA